ATATAATCTAAATTCATTGGCACTTTAGCTACAAATGAACCAGTACCATCTATATTATGTAAATTAATTTTTTCTAATTTAGGTCTACATGCACAATTGGGGTTTGCGTCATCATTCTCTTTAAATACCGTAAATCTAATTGCCTCTATCTTTCCACTACCTGTAGTTAATTTGCAAACATCCCCCTGACTTCTACCAGGGCCACATTTCCACCCTAAACTACCACTATTATCATCACTAATAATACTTCCCATAAATAAAGCGTTAGGTCTAAACTCTACGTTTGAATCTCTTAGGTCAAAATCAGCTCGGGATATACCTGAATTACACATTTCGTCATCACCCCAGAAAGAAACGGATTCTATTGTTTTGTTCTGAATTACTATTTGTGGTAAAGTATCTAAATTCTCGGAGTCACTAAAAACTGCTGAATTTTTAAATTTTTCTATAGATACTCCTTGTGAAACAAAATCAAAAGGTTTCATAGAATAACATCCAATATCACTAACATCTACAGACATATGGAGTTGGTGGATTCCTAACGGAACTCCCCAAATCATATAATCACCATTCTCATTAGTTTTTACAGTAAATTTATAATATTTTTCGTAGACCTCTAATTTAAGTGGATTAGATATAGTTTCTTCCGCTGTTAAAAAACTTCCTGTAGGTGTATGTCTATTATGTTGTTTAGTGGTAGGTAAGAGATTATATCTGTATCCTTCTTCATTTTTATCCGTAACATCCTTAAATGGATACATCTCTTTTATTGCTTGGTCTTCTTCATCTTCTGCGGTTAAAGGAATGAATATAGAAAGTTTAGCATTAGGCACTCCTAGTCCGCTATTGGCGACTACTCTTCCTACAATTACACCATAGTCTGCACACATTCGTGCGTACACCTCTGACTGGGTCAATTTTAGACTCAATACTTCTAAAAGGTCAAAGTCTTGTTGTAAATTTACCTTAACAAAACTATCTTTACCTACGTTAGTTCTTATTCTATATGATTTGGGCATACATTACTTTAACAGATAAATATTTGTTCTGTCAAAATTAAAAGTAATATACACTACCTATTTGTAAATCTAATTATGTTATGGATGGTTGGGCTAAAGATTTAATCCTTACAGCGATATCTTTATTCGGTAACTTAACCTGAAATATTTGATTAGGTTGTGCAAATAATGTACCATCAATTAAAGCTATCTCTTTTGTTATTGGATTTTTATATGGTTGGGATACTGTATTTTCAGAATATTCACCTCCCACATTATTTATCAATCTTATATCTACTAAATTTATAACTCCTGGTTGGTTTACTATATCTTTGGTTAGTTCTCCTGTAAAAACATCTTTACCCATTTCTTTATTATCAGGACTGAAAAACGTTGTTGTCTTATCGATAATATTGGTTATAATGTCCGATTGATTATATCCTGGGTCTATAATTAAGTCTAGTTCTACACTTAAATCAATAACTTCAGCAGAAGTTACGCTTATATAATCATTTAACATTCTATAATCAGAAAGATATTCAGCGATATTTTTCATCATCGTCGTGCTTACTTTGGAACTTAGGGAGCCGTCTTCTGAATAAGATAATAAATTAATAAAAACCTTATTCTCTACTTCCATTACCCCTACTTTTGCGGGTGAACCAAATATGCTAGGCATTGTTTGTATTCGGGAAACATAATCATTAACCGTTACCGCTCTTTCTTGAGCAGAAAAATTAAACGAGATATAATTTCTTATTTCTTCTACACTTGGTTGATTGGCTCCCCCAATTGCTGAAGTTACATTATTAACAGTTAAAGAATCTCTTACAGAGGAATTAATACTACTTATAGGACCGTTAATTGCAAAATCTATACTAGATACGGTATTAATACTATTAGGACCTACATTAGTCCCTTTACCTCCACCTACACGATATTGGATAAAGATTGTTGTATTAGATTGTGGTGCTTTACCAAGTGATAAATTATTCATATATTGATTTAAATCTAGCTTATATCCTGTTGAAGTCAGTTCGTCTAATGAATCTTCTGCTGAACTACTTCCACCACCTAATGTTAGAAAAAAGAACCCTTCAGGTGTGTACTCCGTAATAAACCTTTGGTCTGTATTTTGCCATTTACCTATTTTAATTCCTGGTTTATCAGACTTCTTACTATTCTGCTCAATGAATACTTTGTCTTGTACTAACGCTTCTACCTCATACCACTTATTTGTTGCGTTAATGAAATCAGTATTTTTTGGTAGAGATTGTATACTAGTACCGTCTTTCTGCATTACTGCAGTAACACCTAAAACGTTTTTCTCTGGTAAAAATACTTTAAGAAATGGTTTAACATCAGTACTAGTTATTACTTTTTTAAATACTTTAGTTACTCCGTTAACTACTACTTCTCGTTTAGTTATAGTATAATTAATAACATTTCCATTTGCATCAAAATTAGGGGTTTTGGTTCGGTTTGGGAATCCTTTACTGTCATATGCATTCGCAAAATCCACGTCATTCACTAACTCAAATACCTCACCTGCTCCTTTAAATTGTGAATTTCTACGTAATAATCCTAAGTATCTTGTATTTTCCTTATCTCCCATTACTGGTACAGTAACAGACAAATCTGCCACTGCTACTGAAGGACGATTTCCTGGTATTTTTAAACCATAAGTTCTTGCTATATTATACAGTGAAGACCTTTGTTGTGCATATTCTAAAACTGTCTCTTGAAGACTTCTATCAATATGATAGTTTAGATTATCACCAATTGCCGCGTTTAAATCTAATAAAACTGAAAATATAGAAGCGTCATTGGCATTTTGAATTAGGTCCGGATATTGTTGTTTTACATATTTTAATAAGTCTGTTCTTAATCCAACAAAATCTCTTTCTGTATATGATATTTTATTATTTGCCACTATAAATTAATTATTACAAAATCTTTAGTTTCGAACGCACTACTAGTAGTGGTGAAATCAACTCTTACTTTAGCTGTATATTCTTCTGCAGCAGCACCAGAAACCCTATATACTCTATCATCATTCGTAGTAACTAATGTGCCTTCTGTTTCTTCTGCTTCTAAAATTGGTGTTACATCTATACTGTCTATCCTTAGGTTTGGTATGTATTTGTCTACTTGTTCTCTTATTTCTGCTTCAATAGAATCAAAAGTTGGTGTATCCATTGGTTCAAATATATATTCGTATAGTCTCGTACCAAAATCAGGTAAGAAATACCTCATTCCTTTTCTGGTTAAAAGTAAATGTATTAAATCTGCTTTAATCTCGTCTTCTGGGGTTTCGGTTAAATCAAACATGTAACCCAACCTACTCTTATTTAAAGGAAAATTTATCCCGTATGTTCCGAATTCTGGCATTATAACTTTTTTATATAAATACTTGTAAGATTAGTTTGTTTTGTCTTTTATGGGTTGGGTTTTATTTTAGTGGTCTTACTACCCTTGTGTTTCACTCAATTCTTCTATTGGGGTCAACTCAACATCAATCTCACATTGGCCACCAGAACAAGCTAATTCACCTGACAAATCAGTATTGTCTTCCAACTCTACAACTTTAGATAAATCGATATCTTTTAATGAGTTTAACATTTCATAATATTTTTCTTCAGTTATATCCTCAAATGGTGCTTGTATATAACTTCCACCATCATAAGGTAACACTGAAAGTCCGTTGTAATGTTTCTTATTTTCCCACATCCACTCTCCTGCTGCGTCCCACTCATGGTCTCTTAATGATATAGTTGCAGAAACATTATGACTATTAGACCCCTTTCTATGGCCAGCATTTACCCATTCGGTTGCAACTTTTTTAACTCTTTCCAATAACTGGAATGGTGATTCTGTTCTCATTATTGAACCTTTTGGAGCTCTCTGCGGGATTTCAATCACTGCAGTATCATGTGGTCTGAAAAATTCGTCTTCGACTAACTCTGGATGGTTTATAAGTAAGTAATTGTAAATTGCCTCATTTTTACCAACTCTAAGCCTTCTAACGTAATAATCATTATGCCATGCATGAATTCCTGATGAGGTTCCTAATGTTAAAGAAGTTGTTCCTGCTGGTTTCACTGTTGTTGTTCTTGCTGCTTGATTAATCCCTAAAAGTTTAGACACTCGTGTATTTTCCCTTTTTACTAAACTAGCAGCTTTAGACATATCATAATTAAGTACTTTACCTGACCCTATACCTGTCATTGAAACTCCGATTAGGGCTTCTTTTTCAGTTGTCTCTCTCCAAACTTCTCTTAAGTAATGGAATTCTGTATATCCTGCTTGAAGTGTTCCTATAAACGCAGCTGTTTTAACTCTTTCATTTAAGTCTTCTTGTGAATATATATTTGATACGTTTACTTCACATAGATTACAGAATTGAAATGGTCTTAAAGCAATCTCACAACATGGATTAGTTCCCCAATCTTTATCATTATTTAGATAAATTCCTGGTTCACCTGCTCCAGATAATTCTACTCTTTTCCATAGTTCCATAAAAAACTCCTTAGTAATTTTATGTCTCATTAAAACTGCTGAATTATTTGCTCTTCCTCTCTGGGCATTTAATTCCCACCAATTTCCAGCTTTACATCCAATCATAGAATCATCGTCAGCACTAAATAATGAAATAAGTGCAGCTCTTCTAATGCCTCCTGCTAATACAGCATCTGCTATATAACAAATAATATCATGTACCTCAAGTGTAGATAATTTGTCCCCATTTTCTTTTTCTGATAATATACCTTCAATCTTTACTAAACATTCTTTAAGTGGTTGAGGTCCTGGTGCTTTACCACCTGAGGTCACAAGTCTTGCACCTTTTTGTCTGATATCTGAGAAATCAAACTCTATTCTACTTCCTCCACCATTCATGTATGATTTAATTAAAACTTTAATTGAGTCAGCCCAGCCTTCTATAGAATCTCCAATCAAAAACCTTCTCTTTCTTTTTGGGTATGGTTTTTGAATTACTGGTAATTTTGCAACATGGTGTTTTTGTACTGAATATCCTACTCCAGTCCCTCCAAGTAATAAAAACATTGTTTCACTAAATGAGTCAGGATGGTCAATAGGTAAATACGCACAGTTATAAATTCTATTAGGACTTATCTCAATTGGTTTTCCTCCGAACTGCATACTTCTCATTGATGGTAATACCTTTTTATCGTATACTAGTTTATATTTTTGATTAATATCCTCTTTAAGATGAGGGTATTTTTTTATATGCATATTTTTATTCCTTGTCACTAATTCTCCCCATGTCTCTCGTCTATTTAACTGTGGCATATATTTTGCATACTTCATGTAAACTGTAATGTCCGACAAAATTTTATTAGATACTTCCATATTTTTAATTTTTTTTAAGTTGGTTTGAGATTATTTATTAATCTCCTATATTAATTTATTGTTTGGTTTCTTCTATCTAGTGCTGCTCTTACTCGTTGAGCATTTCTTACTTCCCTCGCATTTTCTAGGTCTAAAAAGGTTTGTGATTGTTCTGTATCGATTTCTAAATACTCATTATCAAATTTACAATTCTCAAAAACTATACCATCTTTACCAATTCTAGATTTAGTTAAAGCAATAGTAGCTAACCCTAATTCTTTTTGTTGTAAACTTTTTGCGATAGATATTATCACATGCCCAACTTGTGCTTTTTTAATTGACCCTCCCATCATATCATTAGTTACTACATTGGAACTTATCGAAGTTCTATTTCCTTGTGCAGCGGTCCATCCAACTACATCAAGTTCGTTACACATACTCTCAAATTGTCTCATAACTGAACCTTCCCCTTTCCATTCATCAGAGAATATCCTATCTGGTAAAAGACAATCAATATAATCTAAAATTATTAAATCTATTTTATTATCTTCTGCAATTAATTTTCTAACTCGATTTTTAATTTGATTAATATTCATTGTATCAGAAGGTAATTTCTCTAACAATAATTTACCTCTTCCTTTGTATTTTTCTAATTTCTTTAATACTTCTTCTTTTTGGGACGCTTGTTCTTTTGAGGAAATTCCTGTCCAACAAGTTATATGCTTTCTTTGAATTATCTTTGGATTGTCCTCAAAAAATATTTGTAAAACATTAAATCCTAAATTATAAGCTGTATTTGCAACTTTAGTTAATATAGTGCTTTTCCCTACACCCGTTGGTGCTAAAAATAGCCCTATTTCTCCCTTTGCAAGACCACCATCTAATAAATTGTCTATTCCGGTAATGCCTGTAGGTATAGGGTCTCTAAAATCATCTTTTAATACTTCTTCTAATCCACTAAACACATCTAATAAGGTTTGGTCTAATTCTCCAACCTGGATAGCTTCTCTAATATATGATTCACATTTATCATAAGATTCAAAATCTCCATCATCTAAAATCTTATTAACTTTAGTGATAGCTTTTTTTAATTCTTGTTGTTTACAAAACTTTAAGGATTTTTCTTGTACCCATAAATGGTCTTCATATGGACAGTCTTTAATTTCGGATAACATATCAAATACATTTTGCCTTGCCATATCAGATGTTACTTCTATTCTACTTATTTGGTCCAAAGCATCAAATGATGGGGGTAAATTGTACTTATCATGATATTCTTTTATCATCTGCATAATAAGTTTAAAATATTGATTGTCAAAATATCTAGCTTCTATTACATCTATGATAGTAGACGCAAATTTCTTATCAACAATTAGTTGATTTAAAAGTTTTATTTGAAAGTTATATCCTAGATAACCAAAATTGTTTTTTCCGCTCATATTATAAAATTTTTACACATTAATAAATATAGTTAACTTCATCTTAATACCTCTATTGGTGTTGTTTTTCTAAGTGACAATGTGTCACTAAGCTCAGATAATATCTGTGGTATTAGAGGCCTTATATCAACTGTATATCTTACTCTTGTTGGGTATATGTGAGACGGTAAAATAGTGGCAATTATATTTCTTCCATTCTCTTTAATTTCAATCTCAAAAACTTCTTTCTCTGACCCTTCTAGGTCTTGGTCTGACAAATTAACCACATTAGTGTATTGATTATATTGGTCATATAGGTAATCCCAACTCCTTTTTTTTAAATGATATCTCAACTTTGTCTTTATATCTTCAACTTCTTCAAAAAGTTCTAAAGATGTTAATGTTTTAGGATTATGTTTTCTAACATTAAAATATCTCTGACAAATAATATTTCCATTTATTTTTAATAGGAACTCAAATTTTGATATTAGTTTTTTATCTATCTTATTTTCCATTTCTTTTATTTTTAAAATTATACGTTTCTTTTTTTATTAACTCAATAAACGGTTCAAAAAAATCTAGCCACGCATTGTCCTTTTGTGGTAAAAATTTATTTAATCCGTCTCTTAATGTCATTTCAATAACATTTTCTATTCTTCTATCTGTAGGGTCTAAAGGCAGTTTAGAGATTGACGTAATCTCCTCTTTTGCTTCTTCTGTTAGGAAAGGAATAGATAAATCAATTAATCTTCTATTAGTCTTATAAAATTCGTCTCCTCTCTCTCCACTTTTAGTGACACCTTCTAAGATATTAATTATAGCTTTTTTATTTTTATTAGTAGTATCTTTAAGTTTTTTACTCCTATCTAATACAAATTCTAAATTTATCTCTTTTTCAGCTAATTCTGGAAATAAATTAAATAAAGTTTTTTCCCCTAAATAACTTATCCCTTCTATATTGTCACTTTTATCCCCAGTTAATAGTTTAAATAAAACTATATTTGTCACCGGGATTTGTTGTTTCCCAATTTTTACCATACTACCATGTTTAACATATTCTTTTTTTCTAGGTAAATACTGAGTTACTTTCTTGTTTATAAGTTGTATTAAATCTTTATCGGAACTTATTATTGTTTTTTCTTCTTTGGGTGTGATTTGACAATAATACGCAATTCCATCGTCCGCCTCACAATACTGGAATTGGCATTGTCTTATAAATAATTCTTCTAGGTATTCGGATATTCGATTCTTTTGTTCCATCATTGATTGAAACCTTTCGTCATCCATTCTCTTTTTTCTATTTGCCTTGTAAGACGGATATATTTCTTTTCTAAAGTGATTGCTTTTAGGTCCATCCCAAAAAACAACTACCTTATCATAGTTTTTTTCTAATAAATGTTTCTGTAATGTAAGTATGAAATGATATAACGCTCCTAAATGTTTATCTTTATTGTAAACATTCTTGACGCCATGAAAACCAATTTGTAATATACAATTACCATCAACAACTAAAGTTTTCTTCATTTATCATCTTTATAGGGTTAAACATTCTTTTTAAAATAATTCTCCGGTATCTTCTACAGCTAAATTATAATCTCCCTCAGAACCTATAATTTTGCCCCAATACTCAGCATTTTGTGTTTTGTAAATTTCTATTGATTTTTTTTCTTCTGACTGGTCTTTTCCTTTTAAAAACCCATGTGGTGTGATTAGTATCTTTCCATCTTCATAACCTAAACCATTCACATGGTTCTTCAAGATAGATATTTTAGTTCTAGTAGCAAACTTAACTTTTCTTTTGTCCTTAGTTGCAGTTATTTTACTTACTCCAGAATTCTTTTGATTGCCGTATAGAAACACTAATGTAGAATTTAACCACAATGATTCACCTCCTTTTGCCTTAATTTTAGGTTGACTAAAAGGATTGTCAGCCAGTTCTACCCATGGTTGATTGACTACTACTAGGGTGTTAGTGTGTTGAGATGTGTCTTTTCTACTTCCTGAAATTCTTTGGTTAATTCCCATTCCAATTTTATCAGCTAATGTAGCTGCATTATGCATTTTTCCACCTTTACCATCAAATGTCATTTTACACGGTACTGAACCTACTGAATCCCACATAAATAATAAATCATATTGTATCTCACCACTTTTTTGTGCATCTAATAATTCATTAATATAATCGGTGATTTGTTCTATGTATTGGAAGTCGTTGTTAAATAAAAAGAATCCATCCCATTCTACTTCTCCTGTTTTAGGGTCTACTTTACCTTCACATTCTAATCCCATTAATTTAGCATGGTCAAAATCCCATTTTTGTTCAGTAATAATGAATACAGGTAAAATACCTTTTCTTTGTGAATCTATTGCTGTTTTCACTAAAGCTGTTGTTTTTCCAGTATCTGTATGCCCTAAAAACATATTAATATGGCCCATAGCTGGACCGGGAATACCAGAGGCATCTAAGAAAGCTTCACCTAAATCAAAAAATCTATCTTGTTTAAATGTTGCTTTCTTAGAAAATTTCTCTTTTATATCTTTAAAGCTCTTTTTCTTTATTGCCATAGTATTAGATTAAAATGGTAAATCTTCGTCCTGTGGTGTGTTTGCTTGTGGGTCGGATTGTGTAGAAACAACTGTCTCCATATCGATACTTGTTGTTTCACTATCGGTATAGACATATTTCTTAAGATTGCTATCCCATTCTGGAACTTCTCCTTTTGATATTGCTTCTAAATATTCGATAGGTTTTCGTGCATATACATCTGTCCACACTTCTACATTTCCGGTCCATTCTTGTACTTTTGATTCATCAGTACTTAATGGTGCTGGGTCATCTGCCATAATCATACTAACAGAGGTGTATGTTCCATTACCACTTGGTGTGGGTAGAGCTTTTAGAATAAGACTAAGGTCTCTACCTTCTGTAATATTTGTTACATCACCTTTTTTCTGGAATAATGGGATTAATTTATCCATAATACCATCTCCTCGGAAATTATGTTTGAATCTCCAGAACTTTACACCGTGTTCTTCGTTATCTCTATCAATAACTTTAACGATATAAAATTTTCTAGAACGATATTGTCTTGATAAATCTCTATCTTGTTGATTTCCTGTTAATTTTAAAGCCTCTTCAACTTCATTTAAAGGACTTCTTTCTCCTGAAGAACTTCCATCAGCGTTCTTACCCGGGTCATAAATTTTCATCCATTTTCCTTGTACTTGCATTTCATGAAACCACACTTCTTTAAAAGGTGATGTACCATCTGCAGTAGGTAAAATTCTAATATTTGATTCTCCGTCAGTTTGTCCTTTTATTAAAAAAGTCGCAAAGTACTTTTTTAATCTGTCTTCGTTACTAACGAATTTCTTTTTTTCTGAATCAGATTGTGAATTTTTTTCGTACTGACTCAAGATTGCATCTAAACTACTCATAGTTATTTTCTTTTTTAATTAATAATTAATTTTATACATGTAATAGTACATTATATATTCAATGAAGTAAAGTACCTTACATTTTATTTTCATACTAAATATATATAAAATTAAAGCATAAAAAAAAGCGAAAATCGCTTTTTTGTTTTACTATTTTAATGCTTTTATTTGTTAGGTTTGGTGCCTAAAACTTTGAACTCTTCCTCAGAATCTTCATCTTGTTCTTCAGTCGGCGCATCAAAACTATTTTCTATATCAACATTATTAAAGTCTTCTACGTCGTCTTGAGTGAGTACGTATTCCGCTTTTCCTTTCTTATTAGTGTTTTCCTCACTTTTTTCTTGCCAGTAATCTAATGGTTTCTGGGAATAAGGACCACTATCTAATGATATCATCTCTAATCTTTCTTCTTGTGTTGGTGGTGCTGCTTGTTCTATTTTTTCCCCTAGTTCATCGATTGCCTGGCTTATTGTCTCAATACTACTTAATTTAGTTTCTAAATCACCTAATTTATTCATTAGGTCCTCTATTTTATTGGTTTGTTTATCTAGAGTGTCTTTAGCTTCTCCAGCTTTCTCCTCAGCTCCTTTTGCCATTGTAACAATATCAGTTACATCAACCTCAGTAGAATCGGAACCTAAATCATCGCCTATATCATCACCCATATCATCACCCATATCATCACCCATATCATCATCTCCTAATCCAAACTCATCATCTCCTTCTAAGTCACCTTCGTCTTCAGCTTCTGCACCTGCGGGGTTGGTTGGGTCTACCTCTCCTTCTAATTCATCATCAGATACCTCAATTGGTTCATCTGTTTCTGCTTCTGGGTCATCTTGTTCTCCAAATCTTGACGGTTGATTCTTAATAAACCCACTACCACCACCTAGTCCTCCGACCATCTGTTCAGATAAAGATTCTACATAAGTGCCTATTTGGCTGAATCTTTCTAATTCTTTCTCTAAATTCTCTTCTCTTTTCATTATCCCATTAATAGTGTACGACCATCTTCTGTGACCATTCTTTTATTAACCTTTTCTACTAAACCATCTTTACGTCTTAATGTGTAACATTCTCCTGTTTGCATATCACAAACTTCTTCCTCTTCTACCTCATCAGTAATTTCTACTTTCTTTGGTGTTGGTTCAGTCTTACCTAGATAAGTGTCTAAAGTATTTCCTAAATTATTTTCTTTATTTTCCATAATAATGTTATTTACATATAAATATAACAGATAATGTAAAATTACGAACCAGAATTGTAAGATTGTGGTGTTCCTGTGAAATCACCACTTATAAGTGTTGGTTTTATAGTTAGATTTAATTTTTTAGCAATCATATCTTCAATTAAGTCAGGTTTTACATAACTCATATTGTCTTCTGCAAACCAGGTCGTTGATAATCCTACATTATTATTAGCAAAGCTTAACAGTTGTGGCCATACAACTTTTAAGTAACCGTTTAATTTATCTTTTAGTTTTCCGTCCAATGCATTTTGTACTTTAAAACAGGGGCACTTTTTATTACCAAAATCATTATGTCCTCTTACAAGTTGTTTGTATGTTTCTCCAGCCACCCCATTTAATGGTGATGGGATATGTTTTGGCCATGCGACGATTCCTTGTGGTCCCATTATTGTTAATTGTATAACTGCAGGTGATACACTATCATCTTTTGTTATTCTAAATATTCCTAACTTAAACAATTGAAAGATAATAAATCTTTCTAGAGATGAGTTTTGGGCTGCTGTTGAAAGTTCGCCTGATGTTGAACCATATGGTTTATCACTACTACAGTTAGATATAAGGGCTATACTTAAAGTATTGCTATTTACATCTAAAACATGTGCTCCTTGGTATGTGTCTGGTCTTGCGGTTAAAATTGTACCACTCCTATCTCTATTTACCAAATAATGAAAAGCTATACCAGCAAAACCTAAATCCTTATGGGTCACATTTAAAGTTCCTACTGGGTCATTACCTAATTCCACATTCCCTGTAGAATGAAGAATTATCATAGTTATCTTTCCTGTCATTGGTAAAGCTGGTGGGTTAGGTCCTGTATCTTTTTCTACTCCCTCTGGTCCAAATCCGCTAACTTGAACATCTGTCACCACTTTTCCTTTTACCCTTTCAATAAATGATTTATTAACTTTTGAAACTATGTCTTCAATATTTGGTAAGTCAAAAAATGGTGACCTAATACCAGTAAAAGATGTTTCCATATTATTAGGGCTGATATTATGTTCTACATCTGTAATTAAGTATGGTCCCGTAAACATAGGCACATAACGTAAATTAAAATACATTGTAGGTTGTATGCATGCATTTCCCATCGCATTAATTTTTGCAGTGTAAGACCTACTTCTATAAATGTTAAATAAATTTAATCCTTGTGTAGAAATTGTTTTGTCGTTAGAAGAGTCTGCTAATTGTTGTGTTAGTCTAAATGATTCAGCTGTATTTCTAAATTCGTTCTGGTCTAAAGTAACCCCTTTAAATACNCCTTGATTTTGTATTCCAAAATCTACATTAAAAGCTACAACCTTGTTGCACTTTGTTGGGTCTGTGCAATTAGAAAATAAAGGATTGTCAGAAGTTCTACCTAATAGGAAAGAATCAGTATCATAACGATATATGTCCGATTGTACATTTATGTGTTGTGAAGGTTCTCCAACATACATACATAAAAATTTAGGTGAAGAATCTATATAATCTACCTCCATATGTGTACCAAATAAGGCATTAGCTTCATCACTAGTATTATATTTAGATATTTGTTCTCCATTTATATTGGTTACCCCATAAAAATTAATATAACTAGGTAATGGTAAGAAATGAAAATTATTCTCCTTTAATACTGCTCCAATAAAACCTAATAATGTTGTATTTGCATTACTTTCCATTGCTAATAATTTAAATGGTTCAACATCTATAATAGCTTTATCTCCTATATCTCTATTCGCTCTATCAAAGAATAAAAAATCCTCAAATAAAGTTTTATCACTAAATTCTTCACCCGCAACCCATTTATCATTTAATGTTTTAAAGGTTTGATATATTTCTAATTTTTGTACATCAGTTTTAAATATAGGGTCTATATCGTCTATTTGTGTTCTAACAGGTATTTTATCAAATATTGTTTTACTCTGTAGAAACACTTCATTTAGATGCACAGCCTGAGAATCGTCTAATCCACTAATTAATTGACTTATTTTTTCTTTAAACTGAGTTACAAACCCTGTAGGTTCTGGATAAGGTGTTACTGTATTTGTATTTACTACTGCACTAGATACTCTAGTAGAAGATATAGGTTCTTGCCTTATTCTTTCTGTTACATACATTCTAATTACCTTCCTAAGTAATTTAATATTTGTTTGTGTGAAATCTATATCTAGAGACACAAAAAAATCTGTTATCTCTGACCCTAAATCATTATAGTGAAGGGTTGGTAATTCTGGGTCATCAAAGAATCCAACGTGTAGGGCTAAACTAGCCCATTCTGCTGGATAAGTTGCTTGAGATACTGCTACAGTAACATCAGGTGGGAGGTTATTTTGGTAGGACCCAAAATTATAATAATCTTTCTCCCCACTTATGGTACGAAGTACTTTTAAATCAATATCATTTTGATTATAAAACTTAAAAGAAAGTTTTTTATTTAATAATGTTCGTAATGTAGATGAAATCTTACTATTTTGAGCTTTGGCCATATTAACACCAAAATCACTATTATTGTTAGCGGGAGTAACTGAATATTGTGGTACTACTAATAATTCTCTAACAACAGACTGAAATGTCATTCCATTAGTTGTTGTAAGATTAGACGAATTTAAACTATTGGTACTATTATCACCATTAAAATATTCTAATCCATCTAATGTATTATCAAAATTAGTTTCATTCTCACAGAAATTTAAAAAGTATTCTTCAAATTTATCTAAAATATCTGGTGAAAATATATCAAATAATTCTTCAATACTATTATAAGTTCCATTATTTAATATGGTAAAAGGACTCTGGGATAAATTATTTGGGTCTACTTTATCGATGTATTGCCATGGTTTAGGTTGTGAACGATTATCGTGTTCAAAATACCCATATTGTGACATAGGCCACAAAAATCTTACATTTCCATTATGTGTACTTTTTTTACCTAAATAATCCCCTTCTAGTTCGAATTTAAGTTGGGTTCTTTTTAATCCCCCACTAGATGGGTAAATTATGTAGTTTGGTTCCGTATACCCAGAGGTTGCGGCGTCTGCTGTTGTATCATAAAATACATTCCAAAATTCAACACTTAAGTCTTGACCACCAGTTACTGGTGGTGTTAATGTGATATCAGTATTTTTTTGTACATTTAATGCTCCTCCCACTATATATTGATTTATTTCTAGACTGGTAACTGGAAAACCGGTAATTGTAGTATTGTTGTATAATAAATCTCCAGTTACAAAATAATGTGTTAAATTAACTAATTCAGGATAAAAACCTAAATTTATTTTTGTAAATCCTCCACCTACTGGTTGTTCTGCTCCTAATGTAATACTATTATTATTGTCCCCAATATTAAGATTATATAAATAAGCTAAACTATTAGTACTAGGGTTAAACCCTTGGCCTGCATTATAATCATTCCATACATTAGCTAATGTGTCAGTTCCTGTTTGGATGTGGGTTTTATATCTATTCCATATGCTACCATATTTTAGAATCCACGCGTATGGTAACGGGTGTATGGCCGACACCTGGTTTAATGTGGCAAATATGTAATCTCCATATACACTACTCCCGTTCTCCACCTCTAATAATGCTTTGTCTCTTAAAGAGGCAAGAGGTAAAGAATTGAGGAATAAATATGCTGCATTTATATAAGGATTAGAAACATTATTAAAATCATTTAATACCCCTTCTCTAAAAGCGTTAACAAAATAAGGAGTGTTTAACATAGATACAATTTGTTTATTGTCGGGTGTTAAATTACTTTTTTCACCACCATAAGATATACTACTCTCAGTTAAAAATAATTGGTTATTGTTCAGTATTTGAGATTGTGGTTGTGAGGCATCTTCATAAAATCCTTTCCATGATGGTTTATTGTCTATTATGGTCTCATATCTAGTTACCAACATATTATCGTATGTTGTAACAAAATTAGGTAATAGTACTTTGGGGTCCGAATAAAATGGTCCAGCACCAAAACTTGCTAATTCTCCTTCTGTTTTTATTTGGGATGTGAATGTTCTTAGATTGTCTGAAACAGTTAAGCTTTTGGAGATATTATATAAGTCTTGAAAGGAACCGATAGATGCTCCACCCGCTAAATTTCTCTTTACCCAAGGTATTGAATTTCCGTTTATTCCTTCACTAGAATTAAAATCTCTGAAGGGAAATGTGTCTACTATTAAATTATCTGTATCATTCTTAGGATAATTTAAATATTCTTTTAGTCTAAGAATTGCTTTATCTGTAGCTGTGTCCTCATTACCATAATTAGTACTTATTAAATCGATAAAAGGATAAAAAGATGCTCGTGCATCATTAATCATCGTTCGAATATAGGGTGTATTTATCTCATCTCTAAGAAGTAATTGCCATTTAGTAAGAGGGGCAAGACTTTGTAAGAAACTCTGGTTATTACCTTCATAACCAGTAGTGGAAAAACTATTATATTCTAATGTTTGGTTTTTTAATTGTTCTTGTAAATCAAATGACCCTGATGTTTTAGTTTTCATATCCACACACTCAATAGTAGCCATAGCTTGAAGGGTTGGGTAACTGGTATTATCCATGAATCTTGTATAAATTCCAGAATAAAAGGTGTGGAGTACCGACCTATCCCATAGTTCGTAATAAAAAGGAACATAGCTAGTATCAGCATAAAGTGAATTTTCTTGAAAATCTGCAGCACTTACTGGTGACCATTCTTCTCCAATAGCGGAGTTTTCCCCACTTATTTGAGGGAATCTTTCTCTTATAGTCATAGAACGAAGATATTCTTCCACAAACTCTACTTCAGGCCACACATCTGGTATATAAGCTTTTGTTTTAGTGGTAACTGATGACGCTCCTGGGTAAGTAGAAACAAAAGTTTGTCCACCATGTTCATTATCTTCTCTAATATAATAAGCTGGCCAAGGATAAACAAATTGGTCTTCTTGTAGTTGTGCGTCGGGAGCGCCTGAACCTTTTAAAGCATTAAGTCTGTCATCGTTTTCTCTTAATGACATAGACTTTAAATGTGTTTCATTCATTAATCTTAAAAAGGTATCTGCACCTCCTAGAATAACAGCAAATAAATTTCTTATTGTTGGTCTAAATCCTAAACCTTCATTACCACTTACAACTCTATTTATAATTCCTGATAGGTTTTTTTCTATTTTTATCTTCTTTTGATTAAATTTAGTTTGTATAGCCCCTATTTTTTCCTCGAACCCATTTCTAGGACCTTTAAATATAAACCATTCCTCTGTAGTCGCAGGCATTCCTTCAACTTTCTCAGCAATAAAATACTCATATTTTATATCAACAGGAATAAATTCTTCCTTATCCTCCCCAAAGGTTTTGTTATTTAATAACCCCTCATTACCTTCTTTAATGTATTTCTTAAGGGAATCAATAGCTTCTTGTTTTTTATCTTCATTTTCTGCTACTGATTTTTTCCACGTGTAAAACATATAATCAGTACCACCTCTATCTACGTATACAGCATTTTGTGTGGTATCCATAAATCTATTTCTCCAGCCCCCAGCACCTAATATCCTTGTTGTGTATTGGTCTAAGTATTTTGAATAGGAGTCTATATCGTCTAAAGCATCTAAATTGTAATTTTGTAAAGCATTCTCTATTGCTGTTTCTAAATTACTGATTTTTATTACCAATTCTCTAACGGTCATATCTTTGAAGTTTTCGTCTATTAATCCTTTTCGTCTATAGATGTTGAATACTTCATGTTGTATTTGAGCTCCTCGTGTGGTGGTAATTTTTGTAATTCCCTCATCTTCACTATTACTTTCATATTGTCTTGGGTACATATATGGTGCATTCATAATTTCTTGAATGGTGATATCCGCTAATAATGCAGAAACCCTACCTATAAAATTACAACTAACATTGTAATTACCTGAAGCAGGGTCAAAGTTTGCATTAAACTTATGCATCATTAATTGATATCGTACAGCTTTTCCATAAAATCCTTTAACGGTTAACATAAAGAGAGGATATGGTAGTTGAAAGAAGGCTGCGTAGGGTGAATTTTGTCCTTGTTCAAATAAAGTCTTCCCTCTTACGTCTACAAAATTAATGGTAACTGTAGGTATATAAGCAGAGTTTAAACTTATTTGTATGTTTTCAATTCCAAAAGATTCTGGGTCTCTTTTATTAATTATTGTTTCTTGTGGGTAGTCTTTACCTGTTAATGCGTCGGTTTTAGTGGAATTTACTTTTTGGTTGAATGGTCCTTCTTCGTCTCCCCCACCAGTCATTGTATCAGTCCAATCCGTGGTTAAATAATCTTTACCCCCTGGTTTCATAAAATTAATATCACCTTCAAAAATATCAACAAGAGCTTCAGTTTCTACACCAGCTCCACTAATTACCTTACTTCTAGGCACAACCCTTGCTTGTAAGTTAACATACATAGTAAGGTTTTCGTGTTTTACTAGTCGTTCTTGTGGTTCGTCATTAACTAATATTTTATTTGGGTCTACTAATACTACATTTTGTTCTGCAAACTCTACTAAAATATTTTCTGTTCCGGTTATCTCATTTGCCATAATAGAAGAAATAATTATCTGCCCTTTGTTTATAATCTTGTAGTGAAGCTATTAAAGGATAGGGCACAGTCAATAGTCTACCATCTGGAATGTCCCATTCTATACTCCCAATACCAGGATTAGCTTCCATTATTAACCAACCAAAATAGGGTGAATTATAATAAAGTTGGCTAAGTTTGTCCAATCTAGATTTACCTACTTTATAAATTACTTTTTTATCGCTAGGCTTAGAAGGTAATCCTAAAAATGGTACTGTTATGTTTTCTCCATTAATAGTAAACTGTTTATATCTATTATAATACTGTGACATATCTATTCTCTATTAAATTTCCAATTAAAATTATTATCTGGATTATTACTTTTATAACTTAACGCTAGTAAATTAGTTTCACACGCAGCAACAAATGGACCTACTGTTTTTTCATAATACACCTTTCTTTCTTTATCTAGTGATATGAACTCTGTTGTTAAGTTATCTCCAACTGTAGTTAATCCTTCAGTTATTGTTCCCTCTTCGGAAACAAATCTATCTTTTACTTGTTTAGTTATTGCTTGAAGATTTTTAAGATAGTAATCTTCGTTTTTAACAAAAGCAATACTTAAATTTTTTCTTGCGTTGACCCACCAGATTTCGTCCATCTCCATATTTAATTTTTCGTATATTTCAGTCCATAAGGTGCCTGTAGTGTTATTTAAATTAAAGACATCTTGATAATAATAGAAATTCTCAGTAGATTCCATATCTACAACATCTTTATCTATTATCTCTTGATTGAATATAAGGTATTCTACAGCCATCGTTGTAGGGTCTAGGGTTCCTCCGGGTGCGACCTCAAAGGAGTTTGGTGAAATATATTTTCCTATCTTACTTAAACTACCGGATTCACTAGGATTTAAACTACTAGATGCGTTTTCACATGGTAACTCATTTATTGTACAAGCTACACCCGCATCTCCATTTAATGTGTCAACATAATAATTTAATGTATTAATCATATAGGAATAATCATTACCTAGTTCTTGTAATGTGTCGGTAGGTGGTGTAGTTTGTTGAGCAGAAGAAGTATGTATTTCAGTTAATCCAGTAAGAGCAAATGAAACTGGTTTTGCAGTTGATACATATCCATCACATGAGAATGCTACAGTATTAAGTCTCTCAATAAAAGGACTTAATTCCACAACTTTTTCACCTAAATTAGTTGCTACTTCTTCTAATTCATTAGTTATTGCATCTCTAGATTCTTCTAATTTTTGTTTTAAAAATCTTCTTAATTTTCTTTTTCTTGCATTAGTTGGGAATGCCTCTATAATATGTTTTTGCTGAATGTACGTATTGTCATTTTTTATCTCGTTTTCACACCAATCATATAACGCATTAATTCTAGTAGAAACGTCTACGGGTTGACCTAACAATTTACCTGGTACATTTGCAAATGAGTTTGGTGTGGTCGGATAATAATATTGGCCTTCTGTCCATTGTCTTTCAGCCATCACTAACTGAAGTAGCCCATAATTTCTACTTGTCAATAATAACTCTAATTCAGATAATGTGCCGGTTATATATACACCATTTTGTTGAAGATAATCATTAAATACTGTTTTATATGTAATAAATCCAGTTTCACCAGATGCCGTCGTCTGGGCAGTCGTTCTATCTCCAATGGTCTGACCATCATTTGCTGAAGTGTCTAAATCATCTGTTTTTGCTGCCTCATCTTCTAAATCTGCTCCTACTTGATTTATAAGGTCTTGATTTTCTTGTAACCATTTTTGTTCGTCAGGGTCATCATCAGTAACCGTATATACTGCTCTAGAATCATACATTTCAGTATTACCATAAAAGTTAAAGGATAATGCATTTTGTAATCTTTCTACTGGACCTTTAAGTCCTTGACCTCCAACATAATTAAAAACAATATTTATAGATGCTATCATTGGTTGTACTCCAATACCTTCTGGATTAAAATCTAATAAATTATCATCATAACTGATAGAAAGATTTTGTATTATAATTTTTGTATGATAAAAGTCACCAATTCTTAACACACATACTGGAGGTGCTCCAAATGATGTGTTTTTTGCATCTGTTTCATAATCTAATTCCCCTGTTCCCTTCTTTGTAGGAATAGTCGAACCGGGTCTTACACATTGATTTAAAAATGTAAGTCTACTATTTAAACCTTCTGGTGTTATTGCGTGAAAAGCTGGGTGAAAATACTTAAACTTATCTTTAAGACTATCATAAATAAATGGGTCTTCTTCTTTTAACATATCAAAGTAATCACATTCTGTTACCATTTCCCTTAGTACTTTATTTGCGATTTCTCTTCGGGTGTTCATTTGTTTTTCAGTTTTCTTCTTTACAATAGGTGGGGTTGGGCTTGGCCTATCGTATCTCCATGTTGTTGTTGTGGGTGGTGTTGTGTAGGTCTCGGGTATATCATCACCAGGAATTGCTTCAACATCAATACCTACTATAGATACAAACCTACAATTAGCAGCAGCAGCATTATAAACTGACGCAGCTCTGTCTCCAGCGTCATCTGAAACGGTAGAAACACATTGACTTTCTCCTAATGCGGAACCTTCTGGGAATATTAAAAATCCTTTTTCTAAATAAGTTTTAAATGGTTGTTCTCCCGCTAAAGAGTAGTCTCTCATCATTTGGTAAACAGAATCTAGTCGTCTTTGGGATAGGTCAACATTATAGTCACTTGGTGCTAAATTACTAGCCCCTCCAACAAAAGTTAATGTAACTCTATTTTTTTTATCTTTTAAAGCGTTATCTACTTCAACCATAAATTTATGGAACCGGTCAGCTTCTTCACAGCATTGGGATGTGGCCTCATTAAAAAATGAAACTAATCCTTGTTTTAATGAGGAGTTAGGTTGTTGAGTTTGATAAGTATCTTGATTTGCAGTTGAATAATATACATCCGCTAAAGCGTTATATGGTGATGTAGATTTTACTAATCTAGTATTAGGGTCTGGATAATCATTTTCAAAATAAAAACTTAATGCTGGGGAAGCAAATGCAATTAAGGGTCCAGAATCGTATGGGTCTTCAATTATTTGGGGGTCAGTAGTATTAGTACCATCTGCAATTTCCGATATGGTTTCTTGGTCTACATCTACAGTATTAATAATTGTCTCAATTTCTTGTATTGTACTAACCCCTAAATTCCATTTTCTTGCTAAGTCATATATATCATATGTTTTACATCCTGCATGAAAAGAATCTATAATTCCATTAACTTCCTCATCCGTAAGTTTGTTTAATTCTCTTCTTACTAACATATTTAAAACACTAGCATGGTCAACAACTATCTTAAATCTTAAAGTACCTGTTCTATCAGTATTATTATAACTAAATATTGGTTCTGGTCTTCCTAAAAAATTATTTTGTGTCCAATTTGCTGTACTTGCTTCATCTACTTGTAAATCGTAAGGTGGAAACCACATTACTCTTCCTCCGTTTGCTCCTTTCTCACACGCAGGTAGGTCATCATAGGTAAAGCCTTTTTCTCTACTTGTTCTCCAAGCTAAGTTCTCAAGAGAGAACATATATTTTTTAGCTTTTCCATTAACTATATTACTAGACCCACTACCACCTTCATTGGTTCTCCATGGTGCAATATTTAAATTGAAAGGACTGTCTAAGACGGAATAAGTTTCTTTTCTATGATTCATTTGGGTCTTTTGTAGTCTTCCATATGTCCAATAAGGAATATCTTTAGTCCATAATCTACAATACTCTTTAGCTATTTCTACACCTTTTCCGGATGTTGGGTCTGTATTTTCATATTTTCTAACCCTAGAACCTTTAGTTAATTCTTTATAACCATCATTAAAAACTTTACTTGCTTGATTTATTGCATGACCTACATGTTTTAACCTTTTTCCTCCAACATTAGGAACTGACTCTATCATTTGTTGAGTAACGTCCATTATGCTATTATCTACATAATCGTAGTTGGTTGATTTGGTATCGTTATATTGTGGTGGTATTTCTTTATCTCCGTATACTTTAGTACCGTCTGTACTACCTTCTGGACCTTTTGTAGTCCCAGGTACAATACCTTCTTTACTTCCGTACCATGTAAACCCACCAGGAACTGTGCCTTTATTTATTATAGCTTTTCCTTTTAATCCAAACCTATAATCATTACCATCAAAATCTTTTGCAATTTCATCTGGTCCATAAACTGGTGCATAATTCTCTCCCGCATAGGTATTGTCTGGTGGACTAATCATATCACTCACCTTATTTCTATTACTTCCTACATACTGTGGTGGATTAGGGGGATAGTTACCCACTCCTAAGATTCCACCACCAACAAAATCTATAATTTCTCCAAATACCGCACCAACAGCCGTCTGTGCTTGTGCACCTTCTCCATATTGGGGTCCGTATGTATTATATCTAATATGTTTAAATAATTGAGATTTTTGTCCTCCTCCTGTATATTCTAAAAATCTTTGTGACGGTGATTGTCTTCTTCGAGGGATGCCTATTAAACTCCCTAATATACCAGTAATGTCTGATATAATTTTTCCTCCCATAGATAGTCCTCTTGGTTCCTCTAACTCAAAATAATCCCCTGGTATATAAGAAAATGGTAATCCTATTCCCGTTAAACGAGAAATAAAATCTAATCCTTTACCTACAAGTGATTTAGGTACTGTTATTTGCCAATCTCTCTCTATAATGGATTCATCCCCTCTAATAATGTCTATCGCTGTATATGGGTCTTTAAATCCTTCTAATAAGTTAACTCTACCTATTGTTTGTTGTTCTAATTCTTGTCCTATTCTATACTGAAATTCTTTTTTTAGTTGTATTGCTCCTAACTGTTGTAGAGTACTATCATCTATTAAATCAGAGTCTGTTAATAGTCCTTCTGCGGTTACCCCTAATAATATTTGACCAGGAGAATAAAGTTGTCCGATACTATTATGACTTGTAATACCACCACCTTCTGGTGCTAAAAAACTAGTTGTATAAACACCGGCATTAGTAGTATCTAAAATAATGGTGTTAATCTCGGTCATATCATCATAACCACCTACAGGCCCATATTTGTTTGCAAGGAATATTTGGTCAATAAAAAATTCGTTCATAAATTGAGTAGATGGTTGGTCTACAACCGCCATATCTCTCATTTGACTTATAACAACCGACCCTGCTTTTTCTACACCACCTGTATTAATTAATAATGTTCCTGTTGGTGTTAGTTCTTGAGCTACCCCACCTAATGGGATACTCTCAAGATTTTTGGCTAAAATCTGTTTTCTTAGATATTCCGTTGCGGAAAAACTTAATTCACTTGCCATAGGTTATATTTTATATGTAAATATTCTTATTTATCATTATTATGCCATTAGTGCACCTACACCACCACCTTTTTGTAATTCTTTATATCCTGGTTTACCATCTAACGAAGTTTCTACTAATTTATCTTTTAGCCACATTAATACTAAATTCTTATCTAATAGTTCTTTTGCATCAATATTCATATTAAGTCCTGCAGCATTTAATGTAGCGGAACCACCTAAATTAACATCCACTTTGAGTTTATTATCTCCTCTCGCTTGAGCTCCTTGTCCTCGTATTTGGCTTCTAAAATCATCAATGTCTGAAGCCCCAATCGTTCCTGCGGGTAATGCACTATTCATTTTAGTACTATCAAATGCGGCAATTATATCTGTAGATTTAGTTCTAACCCGTCCACTTGAGTTGGATATCTCCGTAACTCCTTGTGTTAGATAGTCCTCTGTGTCTGCAGTGTCAACGCCGAAATAACCTATAGCTAAGTCTATATATTGCTCCCATTTAGTTCCAAACGCTTGTTTAAATCCCTGTTCAAAACTAGTAAAGGATTCTGCCCAAGCTGCGTCCACTGCAGCCTCACTTCCTGCAGTGGGTGTTAGTGCATCTTGTAACACTTCTCTAAGTGTAACAGCAGATGCTTTCATCCCCTCCTGTATTCCCTCCATAATTGGGTGTTGTAACTTCTCTATTGTATTTTCTGCTAATGCTCCTCCCGCTGCACCTAATTCCATTTCGAACCCTAACTGACCTTTCGTAAATTGTGCTTGAATGGCCTCCAATGCGGTCATCGACCTAAACATTATTTCTTTTTCAGATTGAGCGTCCAATTCTTTTGCTCTCTCTTCGTCCCCTTTCATAGAGTCTCTTAAATCTGTAATCATGTCACCAGTTAAATCTTCTAAAGCCACAAAATCTTCTCCCGCTTCTAATTGTATCTTATATTTTCCGTCTCTGAATTCTGCCATACTTGCGGCAAACTGTTGTAGTTGTTCTGCATCTTCTGTGCCCGCGAATGCCCCTAAATTCATCTGGGACATAGCTATTGTTTCTTTTTTAGCCATTTTAACTGAGTTAACATATTCCTCGTAACCCATACCCAATTGTTCTGCCATTGCTCTCATTCTCCTCATTTCTGTAGGAGAAATTCCCATTTCACCAGTTTCTTCATTAAATGTTATGGCTGCCTCACCCGCTTCGATTATAGCGTTTTGTAAACCTTCTAAATCAGAAGTAGCCATAAACATTAATTTAAATGGGTCCGCTAAATCACCGACTGCACCACCAATAACTTGTAAATTTGCGGCTAACTCTATGGCCCCTTCAGGGTCAATTACTTTATCCATCAAAGTTTTAACACTCTGCATACTCAGACCTAGCCTTTGTGCTTGTGCTGCCATTCGGGTAAATCCTTGTACTCCGTCTTTGAAATTATAGGCATTAACCATAGACATATTGTCTGCGACAGTCCTCATGAATTTCCCAACATTGAGTCCCATACTGACCGCGACATCTCTCATTTCCATACCTTTGTCTAATGCTGCATCAACACCAACTCCCATTTTGTCAAATCCTTGGACTAATCTTGCAGTAGCATCCGCACCTAATTCTGTTGCATCAGCAAAAATAGCAAGTCTCGCTATTGTCTCATCATCTATAGATAAATTTCTTCCGATAACCTCACTTAGTGTAGATACTGCTCTTAATGTTTCCTCAAATTCTATACCGTATTCAGAAGCTATTATTGTTGCCTCGGCAATATTTTTTTGGTAGGTGGTCTGCATTGTACCTTGCATTCCCATACTCTTAACAACTGATTTTCTAATTGCCCCTTCTTTCTCTAACGCACCATTTGCTAATCGTAATAAAGCATTCAGTCGTTGTTGTCCATCTGCACCTCCGGTAACGAGATTACCTATGTCCTCGTAAAATGCTTTACTCTTTCCTAATAATAAACTTTTTGCTGTTTGTAACTCAACTTCGTGTTCTGTTCCTTTATTAAGTTTGTCTTGTAACGCAATTTGTTCCTTTAGTATCTTTTTGTTGGCTGTGTTTAGTACGTTGATTTCACTTTGTAAAATTTTACGATGTTTACTATCTTTTATCAGCTTAGCCAAAAGCTCTGCTTCTTCAGCAGCGTCTAGATAGGATGGTAACGGCATCTCAATACCAAAAAGCTTAGCTAATTTAAGGGAATATGGGTTACCTTGGTTTCCGTATTTTAAAATGGAGTTTACTCTGGCCTGATGATTAGGTTCATCTTTTCTATTAAATATCCCTAATGGGACACCTAACTCTGGATGGGATGCGAAGTAGGGTTGTCCTCCAGACAATAACTTCTCAATATATAATTGTATTAATAGCCTCAACATATCTTTCGTTTAAATATAAATATCTAACTACAGATTTCTTTTGTTTCTGGCTTTTTCGATGTTCTCTTGTTTTTGTTGAGCTTCTTGTACCATTTTATCTATAAAAAATCTACGTTCATAGACTGGCATAATTAAACAATCCTGGTAGGAAAAGTTTGCATGCTTTACTAAATAATAAATTTCCTCGAGTAGTGAAAGCCTATACTCCGAAGAAAGGGCGAAAAAAGGCGACCCCAAATGAAATTCTTGTGCTCACTTGGTTGCCGGAAGGCGCTGTAACGGTTCTTTCTAAATCTAAACCTGGTTTATTTTCTACAATGTATCTTCTTAGAGCTTGAGAATCCTTTATTGGCATTGCTTGTATACGAGTCGCTATAACTCCTAAGTCTTTTTCTCCTTCTATTTCTACTATATGTTTTTCTAGTCTTTTGGTAACTGTAGGTACTATTTGTACTCCACTATAATGTTCTTTTAGGTCTTGTAGTTCATTCTCTTCTTTACCAGTTAGAAATCTAAATTTTATTTTTTTCTTAGATGATGGTAGGGTAAAGTCAAAATTGTTGTCACTATCTGGTTTTAATTTAAACTCCTTAGTTCCAACAGTAGATAAATCGACGGTATGTGTAAAGTTAGTATTATCTTTAGAATCTACTAAGGTAATTTCATACTTTGCCCCATAAGCTGTATTTCTAAGAAATAAAAGAATAGCTTCTTTATCACATTCTAATAGTTCGTCCATTTGAAAGTCTGGTTCTAATATCTTTCTTCTTAAAAGTACGTCCACCATTTCACCGGATTGTACTAAATTCTGAGACATAATAATATTTTCGTCTGCTGCTGTTAGGTATGAAACTTTAATACTAGATTTTTTATTTTTAGAGAACATTCCTTTTGATGGTAACTCAATAACATCATAAGGTACATTACTTTGAAGGTCTTCTTGTGCGTGTACGTTTGTTGGGTTCATTTTGATTTATATTTTATACAAAGGTTCTTTATATTTTATTATATGTAAACATTTATTACTAGCATAAGTATACTTAGTAAAGAAATTTTTATGGTTATTATATACCTTGTCTGTATAAAGATAATAAGTAAGTTGGAAAAGAAAATAATAGCATATAAAAAATCCATACCTTAGATATGGATTTAATATTATATATGTAGTAATGCCTAGTTTAGTAAACTAATATACATCTATCTGGTCTTAAGGTTGCTGCGATATTTGCAATACCTTCATCACCATAAGATAAATCATTAAAGTTAACATCAGTTAAGAATGTTCCTTGTAGAATCCATTTTTCCACTACAACTCCTGTAGGGTCTAGCATCTCTAAGTCGATATCTTTTTTATAACCTGCAGCGTATCCCATTCTTCCTGTAACTGACTCTGCGTGTAATCTTGCCCATTCCATTAATGCTTGTGCTGCGGAAGGACCGATAGGGTCTCTAAATGTTACGTTAATTGTATTCCACACAAATCTACCAGCTACATATGTAGAGGTATTTAAAAAAGGAATTTCTACAGAACCAATACTAATATTAGGTCTAGATGTACTTTCCACATACCATTCATTAATTCCTAACGATGAAGGAAATCTTAATATAAACCTATTCTTTTTCTTAGGTTCGTACGGTATGGGCATTTTCATTAATAAGTCAGCCATAATTTTTTATTCTTTTTTGTAATTCTTATTCATCAATAAATATAAACAACTTTGAAAATTTCTCATTTTTTGTCTTTACTTGCTTTAATAGTTTCTATTATATATAATATAGCCGCTTTTAAATCTTAGCTTTCATAACAAATAGCTTATTAGCTTTAGTACTATCTAATGTGCTCTTTAATCTCTTTACTGCTTTTAAGTTCTTTATATCATCATCTAAAAATACAATTTCATCATAGTCATCTAATAGTCCATTTATAATTTCTGCTTTTTTATCAAAGTCCGCCACTGCGGTTAGTTTTGATGAAGTGACTGCATCATTAATAGCATAAACTAAATTTCTGTCTAATCTGTCTCCTATTGGGACTAATCTTCCTTCTTTATCTCTATACATTAACCACTCCCTTAAAGTGTCGTAGACAGCGTCCTCGTGACCTCTGGCAGTCAATATACCAATGTTATACCCTCTATTTATAAATTCATCCATCACATTAAGATTTGCAATAATAGGTTCTCCACCCATAATTGAATCTGTAATAGATTTAGGGTCTGCAAAATCTCTATAATCGTAATATTTTTTGGTTTCGTCCGTAACTTTTTCATTACGATATTCTGCTGGGGTTAATGCAACTTCCTCTTCACCAGGAAATTGTCTATAGATGTATATGTCTTCAGGTTCAACTACTGTGTCGTCTAAATCTAACAATACAAGTCTATTTAAGTTTGCAAGTTCTTTTAAAATAAATCTATTACTTATATTTTTAATCACTAATTTTTTATTTAAAATTTTCTAAGAAAGGCCATAATTCATCATCGACTAAAATTTTGGTAATGGAAGGCATCATCCATGGGGATATATTTGATAGTTTCATTCCGTTAGTTAACCAGATAATAATTTGTGAATTTTTTAATGCACTAATTTGAGCCTCTCCGAATGTACCCGCTCCCGCAGTACCATCAAAATTTATTAAATTAGTGTCACATATTTTTAACATATACAAATCTTGTACTACTATTTTGTCTCTTATTTTCTCTCTAAATACTTTAAAAGACTCATTATCTAATTCATTTGATTTCCAAGTTTTAAATAGTTTTTGGAACTCTTCGTCTTCATCTCTTACGGTTTCTGCTCTCATAGGATTAAGTATGATTGGTATTTCCAATCCTTTAAAATCCATTGTACCATTTGTAACTAATTCTAAAAGTCTATTACCTTTAACAACATGGTCTGGTCCAAAAAAGTCTTCTACTTTAGTTCTCCATGAAAGTGCATCATCCGCAAAATCTATTCCACCACCCAAATAAATTGCTCTAGGTTTAAACACTCCATCCATATCCATAGGGTCCAACACATCTATTAAATGAATAGTATCTTTCATTTCATCTGCACTTGCATTAATAAGAAAGTCAGAAGCTTTATCAGTTAGATATCTTTTTAACCATTTTTTCATTTTAGAAAAGAAACCGTCAGCTTTAAGTTCTGGTATTCCCCCATATGAAATCTCATTTAAATCATCAGATACATCCTCATCATCCCTCATTTTTCTAAATTCATCATCATAAAAATAATCTGGATTCGTCCCAGGATATTCCCTCCAATTATCTGGCCTATCATCTTCAGTAGTATTAACTAAATCATTTAAAACTTTTTTTACTTCTTCTCTTTTCTCTGGAGATAGTGATACTAGTTCATCATAAAGATTTGTTTTATCTTCTACAAATTCTCTTATAATTCTTTTGGTGTTCATTTAATAATTTGTTTTTTCTATTTTATTACCTTTTATAATATCTTTTGCAGCAGACGTTCCTAATCTAGTAGCCCCTGCGTCCATCATTCTTTCTGCATCTTCTTTACTATAAATACCACCAGAAGCCTTAACTTGCAGGGGTCCTGCGTTGGACTTCATAATACTTACAGCGTCTGTTGTTGCACCACCATGTCCACTACCTTCTGGATTAAAGAATCCTGTAGAAGT